CATGACAGCAACTACACGTACTTTACCATCGAAAGCCGCAGTGATACCCTTTAGAAGGATTTCGTCAGCCGCGATGTACGCTTTAGCACCACCGAATGAGTTCAGTTCTGCTGTTGCGCTATCGGCATCGATATCTGCAACGTAGAAGTCAGCAGTTTCAGAGTCACCCAAGTCTAAAGTACCTGCGTTTCCTGAAGCTGTGATTAGCTGAACACCAGCAGTTAAAACTACTGTTTCGGCAGGAATCTGGAAAACATCAATTGTTTCGCCGATTCCCAAGTTAGTTGTAGAAAAGTCAAGAACTGCTTCTTGAACGTATGAGTTGGTACCTGCTGAAATATTTACAGAGTTACCAGTTACGGAATATGTTCCGGCCATTTTTTAGTCTCCCTTAAGCGGCAGTTGCAACAACACCTTGTACGAGGGCTTCTGGACGTAAGACCTTGCGGCCGAATACGTGAAGACCACGAACGATGTCGCTGAATGTGTCAGTTGAACGGACAACTTCTGTCTTAGCGATGTGCGATGCAGTCGCTGTAGAAGACATGTGACCCGCAAGAACTACGAAGTCGTTTGTAGTGTCCTGTGAAGTGATAGTCACAACGTCAGTACCAGAGTTGTTCAGCGCAGTTGACTTGTAGCAAGCCATACCTGCAATGTTGCCCTGCATGACGAGACCGTTACGTAGTGGTGAACTTGCGTCGCCAGTTACCTGTACTTCTGCGAACTTAGCACCTGCACCAAACAATGCTTCGTAGAAAGCAGGAGGTGCGACGAAGAAACGGTTTTCTTCTGGGATTGACTCGTCGTCTAAAGCACGTGCCATTGCCAACATCATGTTTACAGCACTGTCACCTTTGGTTGCCGCTGTGTAGATGTTGATTGGAGCACCGACAGTACCGAAGTCAGTACCTGTGTTGCCAGCACCGTCAACCATTGCTTGGAGGACGTTAGCATCGTACTTACGCTTCAAGGAGAACGCACCTGAAGATGTAGCCAACGCTTCAAAGTTAACGTGTGACTGACGCTCTTCGATGTCGTCGATCTTGAACGCGAAAGCATTCGCTTGGTCAACAACCATTGTGATCTGGTCGTCAGCGAGATCCTGTGGGTTTACCACAGCACCACGTGAGTAAGAAGATACAGTGATTGTAGGTTCTTTGATGATGCGGACTGTGTCACCGAAGTTTTCGATTTCACCAGCATAATCAGTGTTTGTGATATCCTCTACGACAGAGGCACGACGGAAAAACTTCAGGACTTTCTGAGAAAAAATCTCAGGAGTAAAGTTACCTGAAGGCAGGTTGTTGTAACCTGATGCGCTATTAAAAGCCATGTTATTACCCTTCCTTATGAGATAGTTAGGTTAGTTGTTATCTTGAGTAGTCTATTCGGCCTTCTGCTTTCGCGGCATCAATTTCAGCTTCAAGCTTTTCAAATTGCCACGGTTTCATCTTGCCAATCTCGGAAGCTTTCCAGACCTTTTTATCTGGGCTAGCTTCACCAACTACATCCTTAGACTTAGGTGCCTTTACGGAAATAGCTGGGTCGGAGTCACGCTTGGGTTTAGCAGGGGTTTTTTTACCGGTATCTGCCTTATATAAATCCACAACACGAATTGCCCATTTTGCATCGGTATTGTTTTTATAAATACCATCAGCAATCGAAGAAGGTTGGTCATCAAGCCACGCCAAGAATGTCTCGTCTGTCTTGAATTCGTTAAAGTCCGGATGGGCGTTTAGGAGCTCTTTGTATGCACTCTGAACTTCTAGTTGCTTCTCACGTCCTTTGAGAGTATCTACCTCTTCTTTAAGAGACTTGAGTCTGTTCTCTGCCTGAAGCGAAGAAACTGTTTCCACAATGGCGTACACGTCTGGGTATTTTGCCCGGAATGCTTCCAAGTCCTCTGGGGTCTTTGGAAGATCGGCCGCATTCAACCCGCTGTCTCGTCCTGCTTTCTGGGCTTCCGCGAGTTCCTCGCGTTCCCGTTTCCAGTCTTCAAGTTTTGAATCATAATGACGCTTTAGATCGTCGTACCGTTTTTTGTAATCGGTGTCCGACCCTTCCTGTGGTTTTGCGAAGCTTTCATTAGAAGATTCTTCCACCTCGGTGGTTTCTTCCTGCTCCTGCTCAACTACTTCGTCGTCATCCTCGTACACTTCATCTCGATATTTACCACGATATAGGCTATCGTTGTTGATCGTTCCGAAGCTGTCATTCGCCTTGTTTGCGCGATGTCCTTTTGGTTTTGCCATTTTATTCTCCTATCTCACGGGGCCTCATGGCTGAGGGTAGCCGTAGGTTGATTACACGGGGCCCGTCGAAACGGGGTAGCCGTTGGTTAAATCACTCAAATTCAGGAGGAATATCTATAAACCCAGTATCTGAATTTGGTATTTTAATATTTACACTACGCTTATGGTCTGGTTGTACATACCGAGCAAAT